AAGGCGTGCTGCGCGAGTTGTGCGCAAGGTATCGATATACCGCCGGGCTAAGTCATCGGCGGGGTTGGGCTTATTGCCCGGGGCGTCCGGTTGCGCTGGCTCGACGCCGGCCTCGCTGGCCGCAGCGCTCGAGGGCTGCAAGTTGATGCCGCTTCCGGTCCCCGTCGCCACGGCTTGAACGGCAGCGGGTTGCCCCAGAGCAGCCAGCTGCCGGTTCATCTCCGGATTGGTGAACGGCTGGCCCACCTCGAGGCCCGTAAATGCTTCAGCGGCGCCGGGGAGTCCAGTAGGGCGCTGGAACGCGATGTCAATGTTCTCAGGAACCTGAAGCTTTTGGCCGATCTCCGGGAGCCTGCCCTCGGCTGCCGCTTGGAAGATTTGATGAGTGTACGCAGCGCGGGCGCGACTCTGCCGTTCAGAGACATCCGCCTGCGCCAGCTCGAGCGTGCTACTAGTGCCGGAGCCGACCAGCCCACGGATCCCTGCCTGTACAGCACTTTCGGAGTCCACGGGCATCGCGATCCGCTCGCCACCAAAGCCAGGGCCGCCCTGACTGGGGGCATCCAGGAGACCGCGTTTCTGCTGTTGCTCGAGGAAGCGATCGACAATGTTCTTGCCGTCAGCTCCTTTCGGGGCGTTCTTGTTGGCCTCCATCCAGGCTTGGATGTCGGCGCGTTGGGCGTAGCCGGCCTCGCCAGCACGGGGTCCACCACCGACGGCTGCTGCGGTGCGAATGCCTTGATTCTCTTCCCGCTCCCAGTAAGGCGTTGCCTGCTGAAGCATGCGCCGAGCCTCAGATGCTCGAGCATCGGCGTCGTCGCTCAGCACAGAGGGCAACTTAGGCGGCTCTGTTCCGCCGGGCTCTTCATTGCCGTTGCTCAGATCGCGGGTGGGAGGCATAGAGCCTTCACCCATGCGCGCCTTGTAGATACGGACCTGCCCCGTTAGCGCCCGCATCGCGTCTTCGGCCTCCGCTTTGGCTCGCGCATCTGCTTCCATGCCCCGGTCGATGGCGGCGCCCAGACCAGGGACCCAACCGAAAAACTGTTTGCTGAGTTGGCCCTGCTGCAGCTTGTTCGTGGCATTCAGGCGATATTGCTGCTGCCGTCCCAGTTCGAACTCGGTCTCCGACCTAGCCTTGCGAGTAGCTGATGCCGCTGCCGCATCGTTGTAGTTCTTCCAGGTCTTTCCCTGATCGTCGACGTATCGTCCGTCTGCAAGGCTGTAGCCCACCGCTTACCTCCAGTTCATGGAACCCGTGGCCTGCATCACGCGCGTGCCAACGGCTGTATCTGCTGGCCCCGGGATGGCCATGATGAATTCCACGCCAGCACGCTCGAAGGCGTAACGGCGGACCTCTTCTCGGCGGTAGTTCGCCACATAGAGGGTTTCAGCCAGAAGATCCACCTCCCGCAGGTAGACCTCCCGGTAATCCTTAGCCGCCTTCAGCGGATCGGACTGGTAGATCGCACGATCGGTATCACCAGTAATCCGTTCAATCCGGCTCGGTTGAGGCTGGTCCTCAACGCGGAAGATCTGGGAAATCCGGTACGCCTTGTCGCAGCGATCCAGGTGCTCGATGACCCGGCTATAGAAATAGCTGTCGGGTATGCGAGCCATCGCTTCCTCCAAGCGGGCTACATCACCGGCGGGGATATTCGCGCCGACGTTGATGCCCAGGTGGAAGCGACAACGGCTTTTGTCGTAATCGTTTAGTTCGATTGGACTGACCGCCGATCTTGACCGATTCTAAGATTCTCAGCCGACGTAGATCAGATCGGCAGCGATCACCTCATCCCAGTCAACGCGGCCAATCCGCTTGAGCTGATCGAGATTGCTGAAGCGTTCACCAGAGAGGCTAAGGCGCAGCTCGACAATTTTCTTGGCAGTGCTGTAGCCGATACCTTTCACGACCTTGGCAATCGCCTCAGCCGAGGCTGTGTTGATATTCAGGCGGGTATCCACAGGGATGGTGCTCTCCGGGATCGCATCCTCATCGGCAGGGCTCTCGGCGGATTGGGGCTTCGGTCCGTCGCCCACCCGACCCTTGCCGGGCTCGTAAGCCACAAGATCAGCCAGGGCCAGATACTGCACCGCGCCAGCCGAATTGCGGATCATCGCCCAGTCCTTGTCGTGGTGAGCGATGAACTCAACGATCTGGCCGTTCTTGGTGTTCTGGTATAGCGCCATAACGCACAAACAAAAAAGGGCGCCTGATCAAACAGACGCCCTCATTGTAGGGACAAACCCTCAGTTCACAGAGTTCAGGACTCAGTGATGTAGGGGATGCTCACATCGTTCAGCTCAGCCACAGCATCGTCGAGGTAGTAAGCCACCTCGCAGATGATGGGGGTGCCGCCAGTCAGGCTGGAGGTCAGAGTCGAACCAGCAGCGGTGCCGGTGCTGTTGGTCACGTAGACCTTCAGGGTCTCGGCGCCAGTCAGTGCCACGGGAGTGATCACTGACTTGCTTGCAGCTACAGGAGCCACAGTGGTGCTGGCTACAGCGATGGTGGCGCTATTGGTCGACAGCGTGGTGGCAGTCAGCACGTTGTCGTTGGCCAGGGCGTCAGCTAACTTGATGCGATCGGTGTTGGTACCGACCAGACCAGAGAAAGCAGTGCCCACACCGCGATCCTTGCGCAGGTCGGGAACACGAACGCCCAGGTAATAGACGTTGGCGCCGGCAGGCAGGGTCAGGCCGGTGATATCAGCACGGGGCTTGTCATCGCCACGCTTATCAGGCGAGGGGATGATCACATCGAAGCTGGTGCCGCCGGTGGCGTTCACCAGGGCATAGCCAGTGATGTGGTAGTACACGCGGCCAGGTACGCACACCGCAGGCTGGCCCTGGTAGGAGCTCAGGCGGTTGACGTAGTTACCGGGATAGATCTTCTTAGCCATTGTTCGTTACCTCCTATCAGTACACGAACGAGTAGGCCACAGTCACGAAGTCCTTGTTCAGGATTTCGAAACCGGCGAAGAGCGACCAGATCATGATGATGAAACGACTGAAGTCGTCGTTGTTGTTCAGCAGGATCTGAGCGTTATTGCCGCCAATGCCAACGCCCACGGCTTGAGGGCCGAAGAACAGCATCGGAGCAGCGGTGGTCACTGCGCTGCTGATGGAAGCGTCAGTGATGGTCACCTGAAGGCTCTTCTCGGGCAGGTTGGTGCTTTCGAACCAACGCACACCCTCAAACAGGAAGCCAGAAGGCATTACGGGCTGACCAGCAACGAAGCCGGCCTGACCGTAGGCAGGGCCCATGCCACGGAAGAAGCTGGCGTTAGGGGCCAGTTCGGGCTGCATGGGGTTGACCATGCCGTTGCCTGCGTAACGAGCGATCTCACGGAACGCATCGTTCTGGCGCAGGTGCATCATTGCGGTGGGATCCGCAATGCAACGGTAGTAGCCGTCAGCAAAGGTGGGGACGTTCCGCTTGCGCATGTCCTTGACCACCTCGAGGAGGTCGGTCTTGACATCGAACTTGGCGGATTCGCCGGCTGCGTAGGTGAGGAAGGGGGCAGAGGTTGCCTTGGCCTTCTTCAGGGGGTAGAAGTAACCACCCTTGGTGCTGTCAGCTGCGCCGTTGGCTTCAGCTTTGAACAGCTCGTCGGCGAAAACGCGATCGCGCCAACGACGGTAGTCATCCAGCAGGGTCAGAGAACCGATCGACTGGTGGAAGACATTCAGGTTGCCGGTGTCCAGCAGCAGGCGCTGAGCAGTCAGCAGGGTTTCCCGGGCCACCTTGAAGGTGGAGGGGGCGGAGGTATCGGTCGGGTCAGCGGGGCCGGTGTACTCCTTGAGAGTCACCAGCACCTTGTCCTTCACGATCGAGCGCGAAGATGCAGTGCCGAGAGTTTGATCAGCAGTGCGCTCACGGCTGTCCTTAGTGCCAGGGGCACCCCAGAAGCGGTAGCGATCAAGCTGAACAGTCTGGCCGGGTTGCTTGGCGAAATCGTGCACAACCACGGGCTCGACCGCCATCTCCACGATGTACGAGGGATGGGGGCGATAAAGCTCGGCACCTAGCAGCTTCGGAAAGTCATTGTCAATCCACATGGGATGAAATGTCCGAGTGACAAGTGTGCGAGAGGGCACTCAATGTGCCTCCTAGGGCTTACTATAAGCAGGTTGCGTAGTGTGAAAAATTGGACGCTGCAGACGTCCGCGGGCTGCTCGGCTTACTTCTGGCTGACGGCAGCCTCGTCCCATATCGCAGTCCCGGCGGGGGTTATATCCAGCTGACCCTGACCGCTGGGGCCTCGGAGTCGGCCTTCCTCGAGGAGAAGGTTGCAGAATTCCGTCAATTTGTGCCGACTCAGGCGCAAATTGTTCACTACAAAACCAAGCCCAGGTCCAACGGCAGGAGCACTTCGGTGCTGCGCTTTCGGGTCTCCTCGACCAAACTGCGCCCCGTCTACAACCTGCTCTACCCCAGCGGCGAGCGCGAAATCAGTCAGACCGCGCTCGACATGTTGGGCGCAAAAGCAGCGGCCTGGCTCTGGGCGGAAGGCGCGCGGGTGTATCCCGAGGGCTACGTCGATCTCGCTCGCGTTGGCAAAACCTTTGATGAGGCGCTGCGCGTTTGCCAGTGGATCGGGGTGCTGACCGGCGCGGAAGCCACCCTGGCCGATACCCACATCAATCCGCGCCTGCGCTTCCAGCAGCGAGAGGCCAGCAAGATTCGCAAGGCACTCGCCCCCTACGCACCTGCATCACGCATCCATCTATTCCAAGAAGAGGTCTGGGATGTCAGCGCAATTCGTAGCGCTCGCACTGAGCTACTGCTTGGGCAAGGGAACGATCAGCTTGCGAGGTCAGAAGAAGCGCCCTTGGCTCGAGATCAAGCGGCCGGAGACGGATCTGACCTATTTGAATCATCAGCTGCGCATGCTGCACAAGGCGCATGATGGCAAGCTCGAGGCTGCCTCTGACATTGTCCAGGGCAGCGGCTTCTACGACGATCGCCGCATTCGCGTCCACAGCCCTGATCTCTACCGGGTTTACGAGCTGCTTTACTTCCGCGATCAGCGTCGCCTTACGCCTGAAGTTCTCAAGATTGCTGGCGCTCAAGGGTTAGCGGCACTCTGGTGCGATACAGGGACAGTGGCCAAGAACAAAGCGATCCTGCGTTCCTGGGCTGACGCCGAAGAAACTCAGCATCTCCGCGCTTGGGCCCTTGACCTTGGTCACACGCCTGCTCTGGTGCAAAGGGGTCGCCTTGAATTTCATGGCATCTTTGCCGACGATCTCATTCATGATCTGCGCAAGGTTCTACCCCGCTGCAAGTTGCCTACACTGCGGCGCTAGCTTTACCTGGCTGCGCAAGCAGTAACCCCGAAGAAGAACGGCGTCAGGGGTATCGAATCCAGGAGCTTGGATTTTTGCCGTTTCCCCAAGCTGGTGAGTGATCTGCCGTGCGTCTGATCAACGTGCGGCGGCGCCTGGTACGCGCAATCCCAATAAGCGGCAATTATTAGGGAACCGCGTATTGACTAGCATTGCTGCATCCCTGGCGGGCATTATATGGCTCAGCAAGGTGCTGAAAACGATCCAAAATCAGATCGCGATCTTCCTGCAGTGAAACGCATGGGCGATCCTGATCCCCTCGATTCCGGGATCCGGCGCAAGTTTCTTGTCTTCTGCCAGGAGAATCCATGGGCCGATGAGTGCCGTATCTATGACCCGTGATGACCCTGACACAGACACAGGCCCACGAACTCACGCGCACCAGTTACGGCGGTAGCGATCCAACCCTGCCGTCGTTCTTGCGGCCTTATTACGTCAAGTACAACGCTGTTAGCAAATCAAGGGACCTAGGCCAGACCGACATCCTCATCGCGGACCTCACCGGCGAGATTGGATCCGAGGCCGGCAGTAACACCCTCTACTTCAAGGTCGCCCTGCCGCGTCGCGTTGAGCTTAGCGTGCGCAAGCTCAGCAGTGGTGCCAGCACTGATCGCTTCTTAAGCGTCGGAATCCTCGACGCCGAGCGCAAACCAATACCTCTTGACACCAGTGGATACGCCACCGAATGCGACATCCACGGTACAGACGCCTACGAAAACCTTTTAGGGGTCCCCGCCGGGACCTATTACGTCACGGTCTCTAGTAGTCAGTGGCAACGCATTCCCTTTGCGATCGCGATCGCCGTTGGTCGCTACGCCCTACTTGATGGCGCTGCTCGAGGATCATTCAGCCCAGTTGGCAGGATCCCGCTGGTGAAGCCCACCGGGCAAGCCGATGGAACTGCACCCCTCTCCGGCACGCTGCTGCGACCGAACGTCATCAAGAATGCAACGGGTTCAGCGGGCGGTACTGCACTGCCAACGCTCGCGCTCAGTATTCTGCGCGGGGCCGTTATCGGAACAATGGTCCCAAGCGGTCGCCTGATGATGAACTGGAAGCTCAGTGGCGTAGCCAGTGGTTCAGCTCAGTCACAAGGAACCTTGAGCAGCGAGTCTCCGTATGGCGGTGGATATGGCTACTGATAAGCCATGACTCGCCTTACCTAGAATCGATTCATTGCCCGCGAATGGTCCAATAAGGACATGGCGTTTTCCCAGTATCTTGCCGACAAAATTCTGATTTGGATCAAAGGCACGACCTTCCCGACTGCGCTTTCGACTGTTTTCGTCAGCCTCCACTCCGGTGACCCCGGTACAGCAGGTGCAAACAATAATGTTCAATCGACTATCACCGGCAGCGCCAACCGCACGAGTGTGACCACCTCGACCTTCAGCACGGTCGGATCGGCTCCTGGTGGCGGCTTCCAGATCACTAATAACAACTCGGTACAGATCACGACGAATGCTGCCGGCAGTGCAACCGTGACCTACTTCGGCGTCTGGGATGCCGTCACCGGTGGCAATTTTCTGGCCTCTGGTCAGCTCACCACCTCTGTTGATGTTGTGGCTGGTGACACCGTTCAGTTCAACGCCGGCGCTTTTGCGATCCGTCTGGTCTGATGGTTAAGCCCAAGAAATCCCCGACCGGCGCCGTCCACAAAGAGCCCGTCGAAAAGCTCACGCGCCAAGGACAGGGCCGCCGCAGCAAGGCCAGCCACGGCCGCAAGCTCAGCCGCGGCCAAGGCAAGTAACGCTCAGGTATTGGGGCTGTAGCCAATACCTGCCAGGTATCAGACGAAGTCCACCTCGAGCTGATACTTCAGCGTCGAGTGATCCTTGCGCTCGACAACCACCCAGAGGCGATCACCGGCGAGCACGGTAAAGGGGCCCAGTATGACTGCCGCCGCACCGTTAGCGGGCTTCTTCCGGCCCAGGCAGCCAATACTTGCCAAGGGGGTGGCAGTGCCGTCGATCTGGCGCAGCACTGCGATCTCCCCAACGGCGCGATGCGATTGGGTGAAGCCGTTCTCGCTGTAGGGCCGCACAGTCACGGTATAGGCGCCGGCATTGGTTCCAGCGCCATCAGTGATTTCGTACTGATCAACCGAGCCGCGAATGCCACTGAGTCGAGCGAAATCGCTCTTGGTATCACCTGACTTAGGGCCGACCAGCTCGGCGGGTCCCGTGATCACCCGCTTGCCGTCAATACCTTTGCGATTGATCTTGTCGATGACGGCCATGTGTGCTCGCCAGGTGTCTACGCGTTAAAGCAAGTCTAACGAGCTCAGTAATCCCAGATTGCTGCTGGTCTGACTCCAGCGCGGGGGCTGAACTTTCCGTTATTGCGTGTATCGATATGGATGAATCCCTTTGGTCGTCCGTCGCCGTACCCTCCGCTCCAGCGCTGCACGAGCCATTCATGAAAGCGTTGCAGGGATTCGCCGATGGGATAGATATCAAGCGCCATTCCTTTGACGTGATAACTCCCTGGTACGCCGCCCACCTGGCTATTGATCGGCTCCGGGCGATAACCACTGGTGATACCGATGGGGCCGGCCCATGCCGAGCGGATCGCATCAAATTGCTTGCACACCTCAATGATGGCTTTCTCTTCCGCGCTGCCTGCTTTGGGCTTGCGGCGCGCGTCATATTGCAGCACCTCGCCGACCGTGATGTATTTCCCGACCGGGCAGCTAAAGTCATTCCAGTTAATCTTGGGTGCAGCTGCTGGTGCAGGCTTGGCTTGCTCCTCGAGCCAGTGGGGCATGAACAGCGCCCAACGCTCGCCGCTCCCGTTGAGTGACACCCAGGCGTGACTGTCGCCGGGGATTTCATCGAGCCGGCTGATTGCCAGTAACTCCCCTTTGGCGACCGGTCGCTTACCGGCGTCAGAGAGGTAGTGACTGTCGATGGCCGCTTTCTTGAGGAGCGTGTCCTGTTGTGCGATGAATTTCATGGTTCCGTCGTCTTCTTGTTGCCAGATTTCGCCTTCGCGCTTGCGACGATTGACTAGCCCAGCCAGTGTCCTTCCGCCTGCCTTGACGTACAGCATGAGTGCCTGGGGCATCTGCTGATAGATCTCGGCTCTTGAGGCGCCATCGCGCAGGACTCGGGTGATGGTCTCAAACCCCGCACTGCCATAGAACTTTGCACCGAGATTCCACGCAAAGCTCAGCAGAACCGATTGGCGCTTAGGGCCTAGCCTGTCCCAGCCTGGTATACATTCCATGGCTGGTATGTATTGACGGCGCAGCAGTTCTTCCAGGTGGCGCTTGCAGATGCGGTGATCGCAAACATCACCCATGCGGACTGGCTCTCCGTTGGGATAGCGCGTCAGCCCAGCGCAAATCGTCGGGATGCCGACTGGATCGAGGTAGGCCTGAAGCTCAATCCCTTCAAATTCCTCGATCAAGCGTGTCGCTAATGACAGCGTCTGGGGATGAATCGCCATAAATGCCAGCAAAGCGACGTGTCGAATGCGCCATTGGCTCTCGACCTTCCATCATTTCAACGGCCAGATGTTGCGCCGCTGACTCGCTGTAGCCCTTCGACTGCAGCAACTCGTACAAACCAAAGAATGCGTCAAGCTTGCTCTCGACCTGCTGATCGCCTGTCGCAATCTCAGCGGCCAAGTGCTGCGCGGCTCCACGAGGAATGCCCCGGCCGGCATATTGCCGAACCAGGGCATCGAATAGCTCAGGGCTGCCCGCTAAACGCATTCACGTTTGACGCCGTAGCCCTAATCTAACCAGCCTCGTTCAGAGCCCGATATTATTCAGGAGCTCCGGTCGATCTGCGATTGTCGTCAGGCCCGGCAGAGTAGCCCTAGGGTCGCCACTTCCTTGCTGCAAAACAGCAAGTTGCACGGCCTTCTTCGCGCGTTGAACCAGAGCATTCGCTGCGGCTTCGCGCGCTTCGTTGCGTACATCCTGGCGGGTCGCTTCCTGCTGCAGCGATTGCTGCATTTGCGCAGGTGCTGGCCCTGCCTTCAGTTCAGCAGCGACGGGATTAAAGTGCGCCGGCAGGCCGGGGGGCAGGTTTGCCATCTCGCTCTCCTGGCCTCAGCCTTCAGATATCAGCACCTTGCTGCGCAGCGCTTCGGGGGAAGCCTGGCTCAGCATCTGCCATGCAGCGGCGGGATTGCGCTCGCTGATGGCAGAGAAGGTGGCCCAGAAATCATCACCGCCGCCATTGGTTGCCTGCACGTCGGGAGCGGGCATTTCCATTTGCGGGCGCTGATAGGTCGCAGCCGGGGGAGCAAAGCGACGCTCGTTCGCGGCAACCTCAGCGGCCAGGCGATCCTGGGGAAGCTCGGTGGGGTAGGGACCTTCGGGACCGAAGAACTCGTTGACGTACTCAGCGAGGATCTCGGGATTGGTCAGCAGGGTGTGATACGCGGCATTGTCCTCAGCGGCAGCCTCGATCACGGTGTGTGAGTTCTGCAGTTGACCCTGGATGGCCTGGATTTGCTGCAGAGCCTGAGCGGTCTGCTGGGCCTGGGCGAGGAGAGCGTCCTCGACGACGCAGGCGTAGCGATTCAGCAGGGCAGGGGCTTCAGCGCCGAAGTGCTGGAGAACTTCAAGACTTTCGCTGCTGACGCTTTGCAGATACTCGTCGCTCGCGGCTGCGCTCTGCTCGCTGCTGTAGCTCGGCGCCTGTGCCGGCATCGCCTGGGAATAGGCCGCCGTTTGTGGGAATGCTGAGGTCAGCGGCGCCGTAACGGAGGGAGCCGCCTGGTAGCTCACCGGTGCTTGCAGGTAGGCCGCCGGGGTAGGGGCCGCCTGTTGGGTCGGTGCCGAGTAGGACGCCTGGGGCTGGGATTGCGGCGTCGCGCTCAAGCTGGCGAGCAGACCCTGGTACGCCGCCTGCCACGGGTTGGCCTGAGGCACTGAAACCGGAGCTTCCGGGGAGTAAGCCGGAGCCTGGGGTTGAGCCGTCGGGTACGAAGCTTGGGGTGCCTGCGGCATCGACGGGGAGGCCACGGTCGGCGCGGCCACGCTGGATGGGATCGAGGGCTGCGGGGTCGCCACTGCCGTCGCCATCGTTGTACTGTCCTGCATAGGTCAGTTCTCTCTTAAGGAATTCGAGGGCTCGATAGACGTAGGGCGTCAAATCGAGCTTGGGATCCGCCAGCAGGGGGAGGTCCGGAGCCTGCGGATGCGGGGTCTGTCGCATGTTTTGAATCAGCGACAGGAAGGTGCCAATGCTTTGCTGCGTGGCTTGAGCCATTCGGAATGGATAGCCACTAAGCATTGCGCTGCGCTCTTCGTCGGTTTTATCCGGGAAGAGGTACCTGAGGGCCTCGATGCTGTTAACACCGAGCTCCTGCAGGTTGCGCACAACAATGCTTGAGTTCAGTATATCTTCTGTGGAATCCTCAAAGACTGGCCCCTTCCAGCGCCACTCGATCTTTCGATCGCCGTCAGGGATCAGCCCAACCACACCGGGCGGAAGCTGACGTGCTTGCACCGCTTCGGCAATCTGGGCTTCCAGCGCTTGCTCGAATTGCTGGTATGCCTCCTGGAATGCTGCAACCGCCTCTTGGTATTGCTCGGCATCCGCAAACTCCTCACGCAACGGCACGGGCGGCTCCTCGAGGCCAACGGCAGCGGCAAAGGATTCGCGGAAGATCTTTTCTTCGTTGAACAGCACAAGTGCCAGCAGCTTGCACAGGCCGTAGGTCAACAGCCCGCGGCACTTGCGAGCGGCTGTTGTCGCAGCCCGGCCATACAGCGACTTGACTTCATATGCCGTCGCGCCGGAGCTGATGCCCAGCTCGTCAACGCCACCCATGGCGTTGCGCAGCTCCTCGCGGTACTGGCGTGCGTAGAGGTTCTGATCGCCGCTCACCGCGTCCGGCGTGATGTAGGCGACACGATCGGTGGCCTCGATGTTGGCGATAATCCGAGGCACCTTCACCCCGCCGCCACCACCGCCGGCGCCCAAAGGTGAGCTGAGTCGCGTCGAGGGTCGATTCGCAGCGTAGAAGCCGGCCTGTGAACTGATTGTCGGACGAAACTCGTCACCATCGCCCGACTCGATCAAGTCCTGCTTCGGGCGGCTGGAAACCAAGGTCGGGTTTCCATAGAAGGTGATATTGGCTCGGATATTCTTGATCAGCTCATCGTGCGTCACGATGTGATCGCTGAGCCAATCGAACTCGCCACTGGCATCCATGCCAGTCGAGCGCATATTGTTGAAAGACTCGACAGCAGGGATGAATCCCAAGCTGTTTCGCAGCGTTCGCGTCGTGTTGGGCGCGTAGTTCAGGGTCGCGACACCAGCATCGAAGCTCGGCTTCTCGGTCGTGATGGATTCCTTGATGGTGTCCCGGCGAACCTGCAGCTTGACGTAACGCAGGGAGCCGCCATCGCCACCGGCAATCGAGCCCATGGCGCCGATGCCATCACGCACGGTGAAGCTATAGATGAGCTCCACCTCTTCCAGCTGGCCCGCGGCGTCGTAATAGGCGCGGTAGTTCTCCTTGCTGAACCACATCAAGCGGTAGGTGTCCTGCACCGGGCGGAAGTACCACAGCCCCTTACCGTCCAGCAGGAAGTCATCGACGATGCCTTCAAGGCGCGCGTCGATCTCGTTGTCCTGGATCAGATCCGCGAGGAAGCTCTTGCGGAAACCAAAGGTGTCCTGCGCAGGGAAGAACTCCAGACCCTGGCGCAGCATGAATAGCCGCATCTGCGCGAGATGCGAGTTGACCACCATCGTGTCAACACCAGCCGTACCATCACGCTTGCGCGCGGCCTCAAGGATGCGGCGAAAACGCTCGGTTTTGGGTTGGCTCATGGATCTAGTTTAAGTCCATTCGATTTGCGCAGCCCCGCGCTTCATCAGTCCCTGGACAACGATGTTCAGGCTGTCGGCACAGTCGTCGTGAGGGCTGTGGCCAAAGTTCGTGATCTCGTCGATCATGTAGCTGAAATCGCGGTACTTGTTGAAAATGATCTTCTTGGCCTGGAAGAGGCCAAGGATCCCTCGCAGCCTGGCGAGCTTGTCCCCGCGGAAACCCTTCACCGGAGAAATGTGGAGGTTGTACAGCTGCCATTCATTGAACAGAATCCGCTTGAGGTCCCCCTCGAAACTCTTTTGGTATGCCACGACTTCAGGCCAGATCGTGACCGGTGAGTTTGTCGGAAAGTACTGACCATCGTCGTTGGTGGCAAGCAGGTTCCACTCCATCAACAGCTCGCACAACGCTTCCACCTTCTCGATGTTGCCCATCGAGCGCATGCGCCTGTAATCAATGATGTAGCACTTATCGTCAACGCGGCCAGCCAGGGTGAAGACAGTCCAGTCATTGCGCTCGCTCATCCCCGCCGAGAGGTCGATGCCGACGCCCACCATGTCGTAGGTCTCAGGCACCTCACCGCGCACGAACAGCTCGGGGCTCACACCCAGCTCGGTGGATCGCACCGGCTGGTTCAAGTACTGGTATGAGAAAGCAATGCGGTCGTCGTGCTGGAGCTTCAGCAGGTACTTCGTCGACCACATCTCAGGCCAGTAGGACTTGGGCCGGCCGTCCTCGTCGTAGCGCAGGGCCGACTGGACGACCGTTTTCCAGCCCTTCTTTTCGGTGAAGATGGTCGCGAACAGATCATCAAAATGGAACCGCGTGCCCAGGGCGATGGCGCGCGCGCCTTGGAACATCGTCGGCACAATCACGTTCGTCCAGTTCGTCTCCATCTCCCGGCGGATGTCGGGGTTCGCGATCGACGCCGCGCTTTTGATGGCGTCATCGACCACAATCAACGAGCTTCGCTTCGAGGTGATCGTGCCCTTCAGGCCAGCGCAGGCGATGGTGAACGCATCCTCACCGCGAACATCCACCTCGGCGAAGTCCCAGTCGATGCTCCACAACTCATCTGATGTCCTGGTTTTGGATAGACGGACACACGGGAAGATCTCCTGGTATTCCCTCGAGAGGATCAGGTTTTTGATCGCAGCGCTTTTATTGCGCGCAACGTCGACGTTGTAGGAGACGTACAGGATCCGCAGCAGCTTCTTCGCCAACGCGTGCCTGCCAATCAGCCACCCCAGCAGCAGGCCCAGCACCGTGCTCTTCGCGCTACCCCGCGGACTGAGCAGGCAGGTGTTGGGCCCTGCAATGTCCAGCAGGTGTTCGTTGCTCTGATTAGTGAGGAATGCTCGGTGCCATTCCTTCATGTGGCGAGCCGGTGGCTTGCCCATCAGTTCGCAGAAGTAGCCGAAGTTGTCCCTCGCCTTGAGGACATGAGGCGGGATCACCGGCTCTTCGACGACCACCTCCGGCTGCTTCTTAATGCTTTGAGCCGCCTTCAGCGCACTTCTCTTGCGCGCTAGAGCAATCGATGCGCCTGCCATGCCTCACAATCTACTTGTTTTTCACTATTCATGTAGACCACGCCGCGCGCTTTCGGCGATTTCTGTCTACTTCTCGTTTTCCAGTTGTGCCCACACAGACTCAAACGCCGAGTCCAACGCCGTCACCACTTCGTCGTTGTCCTTGAAGATTGCCCGCAGCTGACGCATGACTGCATCTGCCCCGGCCATGATTAGGCCCTTGCGGTCCGTGGTGCGAGTCATCTTGTCGATCTCCGTCAGGTGTCCTCGCAATTCCTTGGATAAATGCGCGATGCGACTGGCCGCAGCATCCGGCTTGACGAGATCTGCTTGGACCTGCTGCCTAAGGAAGTCGACGTCGGCCTCGAGCTTGCAGGCTTCAGCCAGGAGAAGTTCCCGCTTATTGAGCTTGCGGTAGTGCTTATTGATCCAGCGCTCTAGTGCTGTGAAGCTGTCGTCATATCCCAGCACGCTGGCGTAGAGCCAGATCTCGTAGACGGAGTAGGTGTTCTCGGCGTAATTAAGGAAACCTTCTCGGCGATCGTCATCAAGCGCCGCCAGAAACGTCGCAACTGGACAATCCCCGAGATTTGCCATCAGCCGTAGAACCGTGCACCCTGTGAACGTATCGCGCCTCGCGCATCTGCGCGCATCTTCCTTTCTTCGAGGCCCTTCTGCAAGAGCGTTTCTCGCTCTTGGCGGCCCTGCTCTTGGAAGCCCAGGCGCTGCTCCGATCCGGTTTCGCGGATCCCGGCACGCTGCTCTTCGCCTTGCTTGGTGAGCATGTCACGCTCAATTGCGCCCTCAACCCCCATGAGCTTCATTGTGTTGGCGGTCTTCAGGTTCTCTTGACCGCTTTGGAACTTACCGAGTGATCCAAGGTACGCATCGTTATAGGCAATCGCCAGACCTGTATTGGCCTGGGTTTTACCAATATCAAAGATGGAGCCAACCCCAAGACCTGCCAAGGTCTCGTTGCCGGGATACTTGTTGAGGACATCAGTGATCGTGCTGATGCCAGCCCCGACAAAGCTTCCCCCGGGTGTTGCCGGGGTGTAAGCGGCGCTACCAGTGGGCGTCGTGCGGGGCGCAGGTTGCTGGGTCGGCTGCGCTGCGGCCTGGCTTGGCCTGTTCTCTCGTGCGTATGCCTTGACCCGCTGGAATGCCTCTTTGGTCTTGACGTCTTTGGGCCTCATATCCAAAGACTTGGCCGCTGTCTTGTAGGCAGCGTTGCCTCTCACCTTGTTTGCGAAGGATGCCATGGTTAGCTACCAATCAACCGAAGAGTGAGGCTGCGGCAAGGCCCAGACTTCCGAGCAGTCCGGCGATGGTGCCAATGTTGGGACGGCGCGCTTCCGCCTGTGCGGCAAGGTTCCTGTCCTGGGCACGCTCCATGTATCCCAGCACCTTATCCATGCGGGCGGAGTCGCGCTCGTCTAGTGCTAGCTCCTGGCCCAGAACCGGATTCAGCAGTTGCAGTTTGGCTTGGTTTTGGGCGCCTAAGAGATCTTTTTCGTTCTGCGTGCGTGCAGCCTCACGTTGAATGCCCAGCTGCTCAAGGCGTTGCCTGATATCAAGCTGACTGGTTGTTCCGGGGCCGCCACCAAGCTCCAGGTCCATCAGGCCCTGCTTGCGCTTGGTTTCAAGAGCGAGATCATTCAACCCTTGAATTCTTTTCAGGAACTCTGCGCTACCTTCACCGGTTCTTGGCTTGAGTTCGTCCTGCAGCTGCTTCTGCAGCCGCAGGTCTTCAATCTGCCGCTGTTTAGCTTCCTGGCTGCCAGGGATCGGCTGCCCGGTGAATGCCTTGTACAGATTGTTGTAGGCGGCCGTGCCAGCCCCTTCCAGCAGATTTGGAGTGGACATCAATACTCCCGCGGGAGTTCTACTGATGTCATCCTAAGTAATTTGCTCAACCCAGGCCTTTGAGCGCTTCGGATACAAAGCTATTGCTCCTCAGCATGTTGGACGCGCGGCGGCGGCGTTCCGTCTGATTGAAGTCACCTATGGCATTCATCAATGCCAGCGGATCTGCAACCTGAACACCGGCCTGCGCTGTCCCAGGGAGAGCGAACGCCAGCAGTTCGCCTGCCATCCGCAGCGCCCCACCTTTTCGATTGGAGGACCGGGTCAACGCGTTCTCGGCACTGACCGCGTCAAGATTGCGCTGCAGGCGCTCAATCGCTCCAATCTCCTGCAGGGCCGTGGATGCAAGCTGAGCCTGGAGTGCTGCCTTCTCGCCAGGGATCTTGCCAAGCGCTTGGGTGCCGATATTGCTCAGCACCGTCTCAAAGCCCGGAACCGGCATGACCGGCCGGAAGCTCGCCAGGTACGACTCAGCGACGGCCATCAGATGAGACCTCCAAGGATTGCGTTAGTCATCGCCAACTGCTGCTGAGCGCCTGACTGCTGTTGAGCGAGGAGTCCTTCAGCCATGGCGCGCTGCAGGAGTTGTTCGGCTGCGATGCCAGACAACATCTTTTGGCGCGCCTCCTCGTTGCGCAGTGCGACCTGCGCGGCTTGATCCTGAATCGGCATCAAGATCCGCGCGCGCTCGGCCTCTGCTTCTGCGGCGGCTCGGGCTTGCTTCTGGGCATTGCGAATGGCCCGATCTTCTGGAGAGCCTTCCGCAAGATCGGCGGCGAATGTCGCCAGACCTTTGCCGGCTCCGCCCCCTAGAGCGTTGCCGATCGCGGAGCCCACCAGAATCCCAATCGGGTTACCAGCTGTGAGCAGTCCGCCCAGGAATGCCCCACCTGCACCGCCACTCAGGCCGCCAACCGCACTACCTCCGGCTTGAGCGAGATTGCGGCCAGCGGACTCGGTTGGGTCGTTCAGTTCGCTCGCGGCTGAGAGCAAGGTCAGGATTGACCCAAGGCCAGCGACGCGGCCCATCCGGAGCTTGCCATCTTTAGCTAGGCCCAGAGTCTGCAGCGGGCGCTCAGCTGCCATGCGAGCGCGCCGACCAAAGGGCAGGCCATCTGAGACGACCTCCGTGGCAACCAGCGGATCCGCGTCCGCCAGGGAGGGTCCTTCTGCCTTGTTCATAGTCGCAGCGCGGGTGGTTGTAGGGGCTCGACCGGTTGCGGCCGACGTCAGCAGGGGCGATGCCTGGAGCACAGCGGGCGCAGCCTCAAGACTCGGCGCCAGACGTTCTGCATCCAAGAAACGCTGAGCCCGCTCCACGATCGGAGTTGCTGGCGTTGCGGTGTACGGGATCCCCAGGCGACCAGTGCTTGCGGTGCCAGCAAAGGGAGAACTCCCCAGGGTTGCCATCGGCGCCTCGAGTGAGTCAGCTATGCGCTCAGCGTCGAGATAGTTCTGCGCGCGGCCAATGACTGGTGTGGCAGGTGTTGCCGCTTGGCGAATACCCAGCCTGCCGGTAGAACCAGTACCAAGGAATGGACTACTGCCAACAATTGCGGCAGGAGCCTCAAGAGCTTCCGTTGCGAGTCGCCGCGCTACAGCCTCATTGCGAGCGCCAACAAGCAGGTCTTCGTAGAGACGAGCCCGTCGCTCTGTTTCGGCGTCGATACCGCCACCTGTTTCAAAGCTCCAAGCGTTTTGCTGTCGCGCCGGAGGAGGCAGTAGGCCGCCGCCCTGCATGAACTCCTGCAGATTCACGATCAGACAACAACCACCTGGATACAGGTGATTCTAGGACTTCAGAATTTGATGTTCTTCTTGTCCCTTATGCAAACCACTTGGCACCTGCCGCCTTGCCGATGCCGCCACCGAAGCCGCCAGCAAATGCACCACCGACTTGCCCAAGTAGGCCTAGACCAAGCTTGAGTGGATCGTTCGCCGCGTCTGCCTGGATTTGAGCTGCTTCAATCTGCGCGTCGGCTAGATATTTCTGGGCCCGCAGCTGCGCCTGCGACGCCAGGGCATTACCAGCAAGTGCTGCACCGGTCTCGTACTTCTTGGCAGCCATCCCGCCCAGGGCGTCAGCGCCTTCCCTGGATGGCTGGAATCCACCAACGTAACCATCCAGGCCTGCAAAAGATCCGTATGCCATCGTCAGCTCAAGGCAGGAAGTGAGGATTGCTCCTCACCAGAATCCTCAACAGGTGCTTTCCCTTTGAGGGCTCGACGGATTGATTCTAAAGTCTGCCCTGCAATAGCCGTACCACCCATGCCGAGGCTGCTATACAGGATTGTCTGCAGAGCAACTTCACGCTCATTCTTCATTTGCTGGTCTTCATAGCGGTTATAGGCTTCTGCGATATCCGCTTCTTGGATACCGGAATCAGGGTTCTTTGACTCACGCTTGAGGTCTACCCACTCATCCCTGAGATCAGCCGCTCGATTCAGATCGCCTCGATCGGCCAGACGGGCTCCAGCCTTGCGTGCGCCAAAGCGCCCACCAATCACCGCAGCCACCGCAGGCAGAACCCCTGTCGCGATGGGAATGCTCTTACCTAAGAACGTCACCTCAGGGCCGTGGATTCCTTCAGTCGTGGCCTTCAGCGGCATCGCGTTCCCGAAGAGGTACGACTTGTAGGCGTCGTATTCGCCCTTGGAAACATCAGGACGCTCCTTGACGAATTCGTCATAGGGGAGCAGGGCTCCGGTTCTGCCGAGGAAGTAACGCGATCCCAACTCAGCCAGGGGATCAGCAGTTTGCGTGGGGTCAGCCTCACTCGGCACCGCTGCCTTGTAGCCCGGCTGCCGGTACGCATTTCCAACTGCAAGCGATATGCCGACCAACGCCGGCAGGGTCGTCGCCATCCGTACCGTCCGATTCTTGATCAGCGGTGCCTGGCGCCCCGGTGCCTGGAAGTCCTGGGCCGCGTTCTGGGTCCCCTGCAGCATCGCGAGCTGCGTCAGAGCCTGCGGGGCATTCAGGAACCACCAGATATTACGGAGTCCATCGGACGCAAGATCCGCCACTCCGACACCAGCGGCCTGCGTCGCGGCAGCGCGGAAGCTGTCACCTGTCGGCACGTCACCGCCGGGCACAGGAAATTTGCCGACGCGAACCGTGTTACGCCTGACCTCGGCATCGCCCTCCATGTCGAGCGCCGGATCGCCGTCTCGATAGGCGTCGAGTTGGCGAACCTCTTGCTCGCCGAAGCCGCCGAGGGGGATCCTGCCAATGGCCTCTTTAACTTTTCCCGCTCGCTCTGGAAGCAGATCTGTCAGTGCTTTGCCAGCTTTTGTCTGGGCGATGTTTTCCGGTAATCGCTGGCGGGCGTAGTTCAGCAGCTGCGACCCCTGGAGCATTTGCTCGACGGGGGTGCCTTCGTACTCGTCTCCGAGGCGGCGGCGAATCAGCGCCTGCGCTGCACCAGGCAGGGCAACTGCGGATCGCTCGAAGCCGTACAGCAGTTCGTCACGAGAGAACTCAGCCATCAGCTCAGCAATGCTCCGCCTCCGGTCAGCAGGGAGCTCAGCAGTGCTTCTTGCATCAGCCTCTCCTCTTCTTGGGCCACAAGCTGCTCTTGCTCGCGCTTGCTCTGGCCTTCCATAGCTCGCTCATAGACGCCCGATGCAATGGGGCGAGGCGCGAACATCGGCAGCGGCGCCGCCAGGATGTCGCCAGCGGTCATAGCCTGCGACAGTTTCTGCGCGCGTTCTGCGCTCTTGCCCGCATACTTAGCGGCCGGGTAGAGAGCCTCCCCGACGGCCCTACCTGCGCCGCTACCAAGAAACGAGCTGCCGGCACCGATCAACATGTCTTCGGCAGCCAGCGCGATGCGGTCACTGAGAGGAGTTCCCTCCGGAGCCATGCCGGCGCTAATCAACGCGAAACCAGCCTCAGGCCCCAGGCGCAGAGCCCACTCTCCTTTACTTTGCGGAAGGATGTCTCGCAATAGCGCCCCAAGATTCTTGAGGCCCATGGCCATACGTGGGCCAGCCATTACGCCATTCCTCCGTTGTCAGGTGCTGCGGGGCCAAAGGGGCCGTTCGCCCAGAAGCCGGTCCAGTCCTTGAAGTAACCCTTCATGTTGGGGTCTTTGGTGCTGACCCCGAATTCACCAACCATGCCGATGTTGTCTGCGAGCTGCTTACCCGCAAAACGAATCGGTGTGCCGGCCTCATATCCAAAGGTGACCGGAGCCTCGGCTCGAGTGAGCTTGTTATCCACTCCCTGACCCAAGGCAGTGGCAACATCTTTGCCGTCGTACCTGAACGCCACGGGGCAGTCGTCCCAATGCGATTCAGTCTAACGAAGCTATTTACTGATCACATTCTTGTAGAAGTTGGCTTTTCGCACCATCTTCTCTGAATGCTGATCAGGGTTGGCCAGGACTTTCTCGGCGAACTCTTTACGGCCCTCCGGGCTGTCGGCATGTCCAGCCTTGGTAGCCGCAGTTGTAAACGTGCCGCCGGTTCCACCCTTGCTCGCTGGCTTGCTCATCTTTTGGAAGGCCTGCGCTAATCCGCGGGCCTTCTCTCTTTTCGCGCTGTTCATCGACCAGTCATGCGGCCCAGCCTGCGCTTCAGTAGCTCATCCGCCATCGCAGTCGGTGCGCTCTTAGGGCTGGCGGGCGCGTTCAGCAGGGATTCCTGGACAGTATTAGTCGATGCCAGTACAGGCGCGGTTGACGCTTTCTCCTCGAGAGCCCGCTGCTTCTGTTGCGCTTCCATGTATTGGGCCACGTCATCGATATAAGAAGCCGTATACCCGCCTGCGCGGGCGGCTCGATCAGAGCGCCCGAATAGAGCGTCCGCCATGCCGCGTTGCAGCGTATTGAGCTGCAGCTCGCCCTGCCGGGTGCCGCCACCCGCCCCCTCGGGTGCTTGCTGCGTGAAGAATCGGTTGAACAGTTCTGCCGGCACATATTGCACGACTTGTTCGGGATTGCGCGTGCCAACCTGCGGGGCGCGCTCTGCCATATACCTAGCCAGATCACGCGTTACGGGGTCTAAGGCGTTGGCCGGGAAGCGCACATCGCCTTCCAGCCCGGGGATAATGGGCTGGCTGGCCCGCGCTCGACGGGTCGCAGCGCTCACCTGAGGCTTCGGTTCCACTGCGCGAGCTTCCACT